CATATCTATAGTATACTATAGTATGCTCAGGGTTAATACTTCATGTACATCAACTAAAGAGACTACATATATGACTAACTTAGTAATCAAAGGCAAAGCTAACTGGGTTAAAGTGTTCGAGCCAGACACGAAGTTCAATGCAACAGGCGACTACACTATTGACGTAGTAGCCCCAGCAGATGACCCAGCAACAGTACAAATGTGTGAGCGACTAGATGGTATAGTCCAAGAGGCTTTCGATGCAGAGCTTAAGAAGAAGCCTGCTGCAAAGAACACTCTGTCCACACGGGCATCATATAAAGATGAGTACCACCACGAGACAGGCGAGCCAACAGGCAACGTAGTCTTTAAGTTCAAAATGAAGGCCGAGGTGCGTAAGAAGGACGGCACTACATTCGAGCAGCGACCTGTAGTAGTTGACGCCAAGCGTTCACCTGTAGATCGTACAGTGGGCATAGGTAACGGCTCAGTAGTTAAGGTGGCATTTGAAGCAGCCCCTTACGTAGTTCAGAACGTAGCTGGTGCAGCCTTGCGCCTCAAAGCTGTACAGGTCATTGACTTGATCGAGTACAACGGTGCGGGTGGTGACAGTCTCTTTGATGAAGAAGACGGTTACTCAGGCTCAGGTACTGACGGTGGTACATTCACTATGGACAGCCCCGCTGCTGCTGGGGGTGACTTCTAGATGGCGGTTACATCGAGAGGGGGCTTCGAGCCCCTAATCATCGCTGATCTTAAAGACAGGGGTGTTGAGTTCGAGTACGAGCCGCACCCTATCCCCTACTACATTGAGCACGACTACAACCCTGACTTCAAAATAGGCGACATCTACATTGAAGCTAAGGGCTACTTCCGTAAGGACGCTCAACGTAAGATGCGGAAAGTCAAAGAACAGAACGCTGATTTAGACATACGCTTTGTATTCCAGCGTCTAACTTCAACAGTACAAGGAGCTAAGACCCGAAAGGATGGGACTAAGATGACTTGTCAGGAGTGGGCAGAAAGGTACAACTTCAAATATGCAGAACGAACTGTGCCACGGGAGTGGCTAGAGGAGTAACCATGTTATACAACTACGAAGTGACGGGTGATAACCTTCACACACTACACGAGAGTATGCTGGCTAAGGCAGGGGAGTGCAACATCTACGACTCAGCCTTGGTATACCACCACGGGTGTTCTGATCTATATATGATGGGGGCTTCTGGTGTACGCAACACACTGATAGAAGCTATTGTAGAGATGGACGGCACTGTCGTAGTTGAGATATGGCCTGACGAGATGTCTCTTGAAGAAGCGGAGTTCGTCAACGACTTAGAGATCCTTTACTTCGTTAAAGGTGACTGGATATAACCATGAGAGATGATATGAATGAAGACTTACTGGACGAAACTGAAAACACTTTACTCCACAAAACCTCTTGTAGCGATTGCGGTAGTAGCGATGCTCGTGCCATATACAGTGATGGTGGTGAGCATTGTTATAGCTGTGGCGCTCATGTTCATGGCGGGGGTTCTAGCAACGGTAACAGCGAAGCTAACAGCGAACCTGTACCTACTACGGGAATGGCTCAAGGAACACATCAAGCGCTTACTAAGCGGAAGCTAACACTAGAGACCTGTAGGTTCTGGGACTATCAAGTAGGAGAGTGGAATGGTAACGCAGCGCAGATTGCAAACTACAAGACCGCAAAGGGCAAGCCCATCGGTCAAAAGATACGAACAGAAGGCAAGCAGTTCTGTACCACAGGCCAGTTCAAAGCAGCAGCTCTCTATGGACAATGGCTCTGGAGGGACGGAGGCAAGGCACTCACTATCGTTGAGGGTGAAATTGACGCACTGTCTATGAGCCAAGCCTTTCAGCATAAGTGGCCTGTAGTCTCCCTGAAGAACGGAGCGCAGGGCGGTGCTGATAACGTCAAAGCACAGTTGGAGTGGGTCAGTAAGTTCGACACTATAGTCCTCATGCTAGACAACGATGAGGCTGGACGTAAGGCTACTGAGGAGATCGCAGCTATCCTACCCGTAGGTAAGGCTAAGGTAGCAACCCTACCCCTGAAGGACGCTGGAGAGATGCTAGAGGCAGGCCGAGCAGCCGAGCTAATAGACGCTTTCTGGTCAGCTAAGACGTGGAAGCCTGACGGCATCGTGATGGGTGAAGACCTCTGGGACGTAGTGACAGCTCCAGACGAGGCTTCAACACCCTACCCGTACTCTGGGTTAAACGAGAAGCTCAAAGGGATACGCAAGGGTGAGATCGTGACACTGTGCGCAGGCTCAGGTATGGGCAAGTCACAACTAGCGAGAGAGATAAGTCACCATCTGGTTACCCGAGGGGAAACTATAGGTATCCTAGCTCTCGAAGAGAACGTCAAGAGGACAGCACTGGGCTTAATGTCGCTCCACGCTAACCTCCCACTGCATGATTCTCTGGATGAGTCTGGGGAACCTAAAGAGTACCCTAGAGCCATGCTGAAGGAAGCCTTTGACGCAACACTAGGCTCAGGCAAGGTGCGGATCTACGACCACTTCGGTTCTACGGACGTTGAGAACCTACTGGCTAAGATCAGGTACATGGTAAAGGGTATGGACTGTAGCTTCATCGTGCTAGACCACATCTCCATCGTGGTGTCAGGCAGAGGTGACGGGGACGAGAGGCGCATCATCGACAACCTGATGACTAGACTTCGGACTCTCACTGAAGAACTAGGCTGCGGTATGATACTCATTACGCACCTCAAGAGACCTGCGGGGGATAAGGGACACGAGGACGGGGCAGCTACTTCATTGTCTCATCTACGTGGCAGTGCTGCAATAGCACAGCTTAGCGACACCGTGATCGGCCTAGAGCGTGACCAACAGGCAGAAGCCACGGCTAACGTAGCGACCCTAAGGGTACTGAAGAACAGGTGGTTGGGTAACACAGGTGTAGCAGGTAGACTACTGTACTCACCTGTCACAGGGCGTATGTCTGAGATAGATGAGGCTGCGTACAACACACTCACAGCGGAGGCTTCACCCTTCGATGAGGAATACTAACGGGAGATAGTGATGGATAACTTAGACTTAATACTTATGCTTGTTTTTTTAGTGCTTATCTCAGGCGCTTTTATGTCATAAAACCTAGAGCACACCGGCAGCGTTTACGCTGTCCAGCGCAGCGAACCAACATTGTGTTGTTATAACTTTTAAGGAGAGCAATTGTGTTAATTAGATATTATCTGGGTGGCGTAGAGTTTGCCGCTAGGACTAGAGATTTAGTGCCACGACAAAATGAAACCATTAGATTCAACGGTAACTTGTACTTAATTGATACTGTGGTTTGGATAGAAGATGAAGTCCGTGAGTACGTTGCAATAGATATTGAGCGTGCGTTATAACACAGAGTTTAACGACAACGGGAGATAGCGATGGATGAGATGCCAGACCCAACCTTAGAATACTCTGAGCTTCGGGCGATGGGTGCGTATAATGTGTACTCACAACGAGCGAGAGAAACAGGAAACCACCCTATGCCTTGGCCTAAATTCAGGCAGGAGTTCGAGGATATATGCGCGATGTTCGCGGGGGCTATAGAATCAGACGATTAAACTAACCACTCTAGCGGAGGGTATATGAAAGTATTCGATATAGAAACAAACGGCTTCTTAGCCACTATGGACAAGACGCACTGCATCGCTGTAGGTGATAGCGAAACAGGAGAGAAGATGTCAGCTCAGGATGTCTCAGAAGGAATTGAGATCCTGAAGAACGCTGACGTAATCGGTGGACACAACGTCATCAACTTCGACCTACCAGCCTTGGAAAAGACCCACGGCTACAAACACACAGGTAAGATATTCGACACACTTGTAGCATCCAGAGTGATCTGGCCTGACCTAGCTGTGCGGGACTTAGCAGCCCGTAAGGTAGTAGGCACTCTGATCGGCAGCCACGGCCTTAAGGCATGGGGACAACGACTAGGCGAGGCTAAGGGTGACTTCGGTGAGCAGGATAACGCATGGGAACACTTTACCCCTGCGATGTTAGAATACTGCGCTCAGGATGTCGAGGTGAACATCAAGCTACTCAAGTTAATTGAGAGCAAGAACACACCGCCTAAAGTGTTTGAGATGGAGCAGCGTATAGCACAGCTCTGCAAGGAGCAAGAAGACAGAGGCTTCCCCTTCGATGAGGAGGCCGCAGGTAAACTAGCAGGTAAGATAACAGCTAGGTACATGCAGCTAGAAGCCACCCTTGTGGATACTTTCGAGCCTAATGTAATTGAGATGAAAACCAAGACCAAAGTAACACCCTTCCTTCCCACCTCACGCGACCAGATAGCTGATAGGCTACAGCGCAGGGGTTGGGAGCCTAAAGACTTCACGCCCTCAGGGAAACCTAAGGTAGACGAGAAGGTGCTTGCGGGTATTGAAGGGATCCCCGAAACCAAACTGCTGTTGGAACACATGATGTTAGGCAAGCGCCTAGGTCAGATCGCCAATGGTAAGCAGGCTTGGTTGAAGTTGAGCAAAGACGGTAAGATACACGGGCGCGTAAACACGATGGGTGCAGTAACCTCTCGCTGTACCCACACAGCCCCTAACCTAGCTCAAGTACCTTCAGTCGGGGCTCCCTTCGGAGTCGAGTGTAGAGCCTTGTTCAGAGCCCCCGAGGGTTACTCGATAGTCGGTGCGGATGCCAGTGGCCTAGAGCTACGGTGTCTTGGGCATTACATGCACCGCTACGATGACGGAGCCTACGCTAAAGAGGTGGTGTCTGGTGACATACACACAGTCAACCTAGAGGCGGCAGGGCTTCCCACACGTAAAGCAGCCAAGACCTTCATCTACGCCTACCTCTACGGAGCTGGTGACGAGAAGGTCGGGTCGATCGTAGGCGGGTCAGCGGACGAGGGTAAGAAGTTGAAGGCCCGCTTCCTACGCAAGACCCCTGCACTCAAGATGCTACGAGAGGCTATTACTGAGAACCTAAGAGGCCGGAGAGGACACAAGAGCCTACGAGGTCTAGACGGACGTAGAGTCCCAGTACGACACGCTCACGCAGCCCTCAACACCCTACTGCAATCAGCAGGTGCTA